GCGTTTAAGCGCTGGCTCCAGTAAACCACCTGATGGTTGTCATCATCGCAGTTAGCAAGCCATACACGTCCGTATGCGCCAAGCCCACACTGCGCCCTTGGCATAGTAGTGGTGTTAAAAGCGAGGGTGTCAGTGGCGTGGTTATAGACCAGAGGGTCGTGCCCTTCCTGTATCATCACCACCTTGTTGTTAAGCGTTATCATCTGCCAATTAGAACCAGTGATGGTTCCTGCTGGAGTGATGTCAGCGGGGGTAGCTGTTCCTTTGTACACTGATGTGCCACCAGCCGAGAACACTGTCTCTTGGCCGTCAGTTGCTTTGAACCAGAAGACGGACTCTAGAGAGTCAGTCACTGGGGTGGAAGTCATGGACTCAAAGCCCTTACGAGCGCCAACCCTTCCGTACTTGTCCACAACACAGTTGTCAGCGACAGACGCGAACGAATCATTCTGCTCCGTCTGGGCTATCTCAGTGTTTAGGCCGCCAAATCCTGGGGCTGATATGGTTAAGCTAGTCTGTTGCTGACTCATCTACAGTCCCCTGTATTCTGTGCGGTCTACGTGCCAGTCTGTCTCTTCTGCGTTACGAGCGCTGTCGTATGCAATAGCGTCTGATAGTGAGCGCTTAGCCAACTGGAAGTACTCCGCTGAAGACTGACCAGCAGCTTCTCCGCCTTCGCGTACTGCCATAGCCACTGCCAAGTCTTGCACAGGAGCGTAGGGAATGAGGAGGCTGTCTTCGTTGGCCACTAAGTCGGCAGGGCGGAAGAAGCCGCTAACCATGACATTGGCAACAGCAAGGGCTGGAGGTGACACAGCAATACGAGCGTCTCCGTTAGTGTCTACTCCGTTGTTAGCGTAGTGAGTAGGGATGCCAGCTGCTCCAGTTGTGCTTGTGAATGCCTTGAGCAGGATAGCCTTGCGGGGTATCTCTATCAGCAGGGAGTTCTTACCGCCCGTCTCTATGGCAACCATCTCCAGCTTTACACGATTGTCTGTGTTAGGCAGGACAAAGAAGCTAGCACCAGCTGCAACCGTAGCGTTCCTGACCTCATTGTAAGCAGACCAATCCCAAGCATCTTCCACTTGGTTCTTGGCATCGTTGACAAACTTACCAATTAGCTCGACATAAGAGTCAGAAGTAACGCTAGTTGTCTGATCTTCTCTTAGAGCTTTAAGGACATTGTTTACCACCTGTAGGTACGTCTTCATATCTTCTTCCTATTGTTTGTTTATCTTGTAGTGGTTGTCCTAAAGTGTATACTGTATTATACCACGATGGGGATTATGTGTCAAGTCTGAGTCTTGTGAACTAATACCTATCCGTTCTTGGCGATGTCCATGTGGTCAATCATTGGGCCTAGTATGGCATAAGCAGATGGGCTTAGCTTGGTGTAGTCGAACAAGCCGCCGTCCCTAGATGCTGCGCTTCCGTTGCCTACTAAGGCTGAGCCTGATCCGAGTCCTCCACCGCCACCACCACCGCCACCACCGCCGCCACCGGATGAGCCAGTGCCAGTGCCTACGCCAGTGCCTGTGCCAACGCCAACGCCAACGCCAACGCCAACGCCAACGCCAACGCCGGTGCCAGTGCCAGTGCCTGTGCCTGTGCCTGTGCCAGAGCCTAGGCCGCCGTAGGGGTCTTCAACGCCGTTCCAGTTGTTGTTACTGCTATTTGGTAAAGACGGTGCGCCTATTACGCCGTTAACAAGCGTCTCTTCCTCTTCTTCCTCTTCCTCTTCAGGCTCTTCTTTAGGTGGCTGCTCTTCTATGGGAGCTTCAAAGTCTTGCTTGGGAGCGTCATCTGGTGGCTTAGTAGGGGAAGGGGCTTCTGGATCATACTCCGCATTAGGCACGTAGCCGTATGTATCTCTGATTATACCAGACAGACCAGATATAGTGAAGTTGGTTCCCTCTAAGGAATACTCACTAACCATCTCGCCAGTGTAATCCATAGTCTCGCCTACGTATACAGCTTCGGCTAGCTTGTCTGGGCCTAAGAACTCCTCCACTACTACCAGATCAGGAGTAGCCACTTCAACGTAGCCGCCTATATCAACAGAGCTTTCTCCGGTGCTGAGCGTGAACTCTACTACACCAGTTGAAGACGTTGTGGAGGCAGCCTCTACGTGAGTCTCCCAAGAGTCTGGCCCGCCTTCGACAGGCTTATCGTTGCCTGTGGTTATCTCGCCCATTGTAGGAGCAAGTGCGCCATCGCCAGTAATGTCTTCAGGTGTGGTTCCTATCTCAATGCCAGCGTCAGGGTTGAACTCTGCGAACATACCGCCATCGCTCTTGGTAGGGTCTACGAACCCTCCGTTGCTGTCCATCTCGTAAGCAGTGCCATCGTTACGTAGAGGCTCTCCGCTTGTGTCTGTGGTAGGGTGTCCAGCAGCAGCAAGGCCAGACATGTTAGACTCGAACTCATCCTGAGATACGCCGCCCTTAACTACCCAGTCCTGCGTCCCGTCTGCGTTGTCCATCAAGTCATACTCAACGTCCTTGTTAAGAGTATTGCCTGATCCATCAGTGGTTGGCATACCTTGAGCTTCCATTTGGCCAAGGGTATCTTGCCACTCTGCATCAGTAACGATGGGTGTGCCTTCAGCAGTTATCTTCTCTGCGTCAGTAAGGGGTGGGGTGCCAGTGCCGCCAGTGCCGCCTACGCCGCCCTCGCCTACTCCGCCTTCTCCAAGCATACCGTCTGTGCCAGTACCGCCTTCTCCGCCAACACCTTCTCCGCCTCTGCCGTCAGTGCCTTCTCCAAGAATACCACCTTCGCCTTCGCCGCCGTTACCGTTAGAGCCTGTTCCGTTGTTGCCGCCGTCTCCGTCTCCGCCATTACCGCCGCTGCCGTCTCCGCCATTAGCGTCTTCTAATCTAATCCATGTATCATCGTCTGCGTTCTTAACGTAGTCGCCTGATATGCTCAGCTCGTCTCCGTGTTGGTCAACGATGGGGTAGCCTGACTCTTGTAGGCTGGTGAGGTTCTGCTCAAAGTTGCCTACGTCATTGGCATTGAAGTCTGTCATGCCTTGGATGTTACCCTCAAAGGTATCTCCACCAAGAGGATCAAGAGTCACTGTATCGTTAAAGATGTCAAACTCTTCAAGGCCATTAGGGCCGTTCACGCTGACATCTCCTGCTCCCCCATTGGAAGCCGTCTGATACGTCTCTTCAGGCATCCAATCGGGCCGTGGGTCTTCAGGGTTCCATTCGACTGCTTCAGCAGAAGTCATGCCTAGACTACCTACGAAGTCTCCGACGGTGTCTTTGGCTAGTGTTACGCCTGCTGATATTAGTTCATCTGTTACTGCTGATACAACGTCACCGCCGTTAGAAGCTGTCTTGAGTGCTACGCTAGTGATGTGCTGTGCTACGTCTCCTGAAACTACTCCAGAGGTCATAGATGTCAGTTCACCAGCGCCCCATTGTACAACGCCAGCAGTTGCTGCGGTGATGGCACCTGTGATTAGAGCTTCTTTAAGGTCGAAGCCTTCTCCAGATACTGCTTGGGTTGCTAGGGAGCTGCCTACTGCGTAGACACCTGCGGCTGCGTATCCTGCCATTGATGCGGGTACGCCAAAGCCAGCCATGACTCCTGTTAGACCAGTGGCTGCTGTTCCTGCCGCGCCTCCAACTCCTGCTACTGCTTGCGCTCCAATGATAGGGCCAGCGGCTGCCATTACAGCGGCCATCATGACAACCTTCTCTGGGTTCTCTTGTACGAAGTTCACTAGACCATCAGACTTCTTCTGAGGTGTTCCTATCTTCCAGAAGTCGCCACCACTCTCGGGGTTGTTGACGTCTTTGCTGTAGTCTGCGCCGAAGCCAGTAGCGATCATCTGACCATCTACTTCTACTTCGTCGCCCCACTGCTCCTGAGCAATCTGCTGCCCGAGGTAGTCTGCCCAGTCTTGGTGCTTCTGTTTGCCCCAAGTACCAGCTTCTTCGCCCCACATCCGAGTAGGGTCGCCTGCTTGCTGCTGCTCTCCTGTGGTGTTAGCCCAATCAACGTACTGGTCGTTGGTGGCGAAGCCGTCCATGTCTTCTGGGTCAGTGCCGCCGAAGATGCTGACGTTGTTAGTGCTTGATGCTGCTATTGCGTGAAAGCGTAGAGCCATCACAGGGTTGTCTCTCTTCCACTGGTTGAATGCTTCGGGGTCGGAGGCAAACAGGTTGTTGACTACGTTAAAGAACTCCTGTGGGTTAGTATCAGCTTCCTTGCCCATCCCAGTAACGTAAGCGTCTACCATGCCGAGTGTGGCGGAGCCGTCGTAGGACTGAGTCTCTTTGTTCCACGTAACTTCTGCGCCAGAATTGACCCAGTCTGTGACTTCTGCGTAGGTGTACTCTGGCTCTTCCGTTACCAGCTCCGTGGATTCTCCAGCAGGCTGTGCTGCAACTACATCAACACTGGGGTCATTAATAGCCTCAAACAGGCCAGTGCCGTGTCTGCTCTCCTCGAAGATGTTCTGAGCTTCGGATGAGCTGGGGTTGTCTTTAGCCCAGTCTAGCGCTACCTTCTGCTCTGCAACCCGTGTGTCGAAAGCGTCTTGCTGGGAAGCAGTGCGGCCAGCTTCCTGTTCTGCGGCTCTCTCAGCCACGCTAGCGTTATTAGCATCGAATATCTTGTTCTCATACTCGAACAACGTGTCGCGAGTGATGTTGTTGAACATGCCAGACGTGTTGCTACCGTATGACCCTGTACCATCGAAGCCTCGTGTAGGCTGTAGCGTACTGTCGCCGCCTGTGTATTCGTTCTTGTTGGCCTTAGCTGTGCGCTCCCACCCGTTGTTAATGCTCCAGATGTCAGCGTCTGAGCCAGTAGTTCCTGCGAAGGCTTGGTTCTTGTAGGGGTTAGCTGCCGCTTGTCTCTCAGCGTCACTCTTGTAGTAGCGTGTCTCATCACCATCCTTAGAGCTGTACATTGGGCCTGTGTAGTTGTCGCCCATAGTAGCCCTAGCAGCGTCCTGCTCGTCAACCTTAGCCTGACGCTCAGCAGCGTTCTCAGCTACACGGCGAACTCGATACTGCTCGTCTGTTTCGCCGTTAGTAGGGCGCCGTGGCCCATTAACAAGTGGCCCGTTGCTCGCCGTAGTATCTTGCTCCATGTGTGGCTCCGTTATTCAGTAGTGCTAAAGAGGATTGTGTATACTGTGTTATTCGCCATGACGTTAGCAACGGAGGCGAACCATTTGTACGTTACGATACTCCCGCTTATACTATAGTTAGCGGATGCGCGCGTGTAGTTGTACCCGTTAATCCTCAAAGACTTGAAGGCCGCATTGCTCTGATTATTGCCAAAGTTATTCCTATAAAGCGTAAGGTTGTTATTGGTAGCGTCGTGGTATATCCCCCTCACTAAACCCCCGTCTGGGAACAATAGCTGAGTGCTTCCAACAAGAGAGCCAATGACTGGAACGAGTTGACTGTAGCCATATTGGTTGGTTGCCGCATCATACCCAGACGTGAACTGGACACCGTTACCGTCCTGCTTATATAAGGCTTGGAAGTTGCTATAGCTAACAGGGCCTGTCAGGGGAAAGGGAGTAAAGATAGGCCAGAATGGGTTGTTAGAGTCCATCTCGGGCCACGCGGGAGATACGTTATTCCGAGCTGTCAGTAGGCTGTTGCTCCCAAACTCCCCGTTGATATCTGAGCCGCTTACAGGGAGTAGGGGTATCTTAGCCATTACTTCTCTCCTTTCAGCTCAGCTACTTCAGCTCGAAGCTCTTTGACTGCTTCTACTAAAAGGCCAACCATGTTGCCATAGGCTACTGAAAGGATGCCGTCTTCGTCTTCGTGTACAGCTTCAGGTAGTACAGCTTGTACGTCCTGTGCAATGACACCTACGCGCCGTGAGTCGTCTCCAGCAATAAGAGAGAACGTGACACCGTTGATAGCATCAACCTTGTCTAAGGCGTTCTCGATAGGCTCTACGTTCTCTTTGAGGCGTGAGTCAGAGTTGGCTGTGACGTCTCCAGTAGCTGTGAAGCTACCACCGACAGACCAGTTGGCACCGAACGCCCTGAGCCAAGCTGTTGAAGACTCTATCTTTACGTCTCCTGCGCTGGTAGCAGTCTTTAGGCTACCGCTAGCGTTTATGACAAGGCTACCAGCTGCTTGGTTGGTCTGCCCAGCCTTGTTGCCGATAGCGATAGCGTTTGCGCCCTGAGAAGTCTCACCAGCTTGTGTACCTATGGCTACCGCATTAGTGCCTTGGGTGTCATTACCTGCTGTGTTGCCTATAGCTATGCCGTTACTGTTCTGCGTGACTTGTCCGGCATAAGTACCAACACTGACGGCATTTGTGCCTTGTGTAGTCTCTCCTGCCTGTCTACCTATGGCTACACTCTGTGAAAGCTGCCCAGAGAATCCGGATTGGTATCCGATAGCGACAGCTAATGTGCCTTGCGAGGTTGCCCCAGCACTAGTTCCAGCTCGGAAGCTGTTAGCACCTGTGCCTTCACTCTTCAGGCCGTAGTTGGCTTCTACAGTTCCATCAGAATTTATAAGCATACGGACTAAACTACCCGCATAGAAGGCCATAGTGTTAGGCGAGGAGGAGTGTGTGGAGTCTCTTCCAGTTATCTTAGTTACGTCTGATACGCCTCCGAAGTGCTGTATACCGAAGCCTGCCCCGCCGTCTACCTTAACGTCACCAGCTACTACCAGAGACTCGTCTGTGGCTGCTGGGGAGCCTATCAATAGATTACCTGCGGAGCTGATACGCATTTGCTCTACTGGAGTTCCAGCGTTGTATTTCCAGAACACCATGTCTTCGTTGCCTGCTGCCGCGTTGATGTATACTCCGCCAGAGTCGCTTGCATTCCACATTCTAAGGCTGCCTCCGTCCCTTACTGACAGATCACCGTCCACAACCGCTTGTGATAGGTAGCTTGAGGGGGCGAGTGCAGTAGGCCCGATACTAACGCCAGCGCTGAAAGTGTTGAGGGCTGTCCATGTGTTGTTTGCGCTTAGGTCGCCAGCATTGCCGCCGCCTACGATCTGTGTTACGCCTGAGCCTGTACCTACGTAGAGTGTTCCGTCTGTTGTGTTAACTGCAAGCTCGCCTGCTGCTAGGTCTGCTGTGACTGGTGCTGCTGCTGCGGTGCTGCTGTTCTTGGTGATGATAGTGCTAGACATAGCGAGCTTCCTATTGAATGTGTGGGATGTTGATACGAGAAAAGCCCCGCCACCTTTACGATGACAGGGCCGTACAGCTAAGTGGATATTATCCAGCTACAGCCAAGACGAATCCAGCTTCAGGACGCATAACCTGCGTACCGTAGATGGTGTCAGAAGTGAACAAGTCAGCAAGGAACTCTTGCTTGTACTGGCTCTGTGAACGAACAGCCAACTGCTCTGCGTGGACGTAAGTGTCCTTATGCAGAAGAGTAGCAGCGCGAACGCCAGTCTCGATCACTGGGCAAGCAGTAGTGACGTAGCACTTGATGCCGTACAGTTCACCGATAAGGCCAGTTTCAACGCCAGTGCCGCCAACGAAGTCGCTGGAAACATAACG